AGGGCCGCCGCGCTCTTTGAGGATCCCGGACTTTGTTCCGGGCTCCCCCTGCAAGATATCCAGTCTCTGGTCTCCGATCTCAACCTCGCCTTCCACGGCATTGACCTGTACTCCCAACTGGGAGACACGGCCTCTGTCGTGGTTGGCTTGGTCGAGCGGGGCCTGAAGACTCGGATTATCACCAAGTCACCTGCGTGCGTCCACCTGCTCGGGCACATAGTCCGCAAGCGCCTCCTGGCGGGCTTGCGTAAGGACCGTTCCTCAGCTTCGGTGCTCGCTGGGGTCTCGGATGAAGAGATCATTGCGCACTACGTGGGTTCCGTGACAGAGACATTGGTCTCCACGGACCTCACGCGGGCTTCTGATCTTCTTCCCCTAGACCTCATGAGTGCACTAGCCGAGGGGATCTTCTCCTCAGGGAAGTTGTGCCAGATTGAGTACGATGCGCTTTTGGCGTGCATCGGAAGACAATGGGTGGTGACACCGGATGGAACCAAGTACTTGTCTTCGCGAGGGATCCTCATGGGTCTCCCAACCACCTGGGCCATGCTATCGATCGCCCACCTCTTTTGGTGGGAAGACTCGATTTGCATGGCTGCCAGGCGGAAGGGCAGAACATATTCGGATGCCTTCAAGGAGAACAGGTTCATGGTCTGTGGCGATGACGCCCTCTTCGCGGGCTGGAAGTTAACTTCCAAGCTCTACGATGAGGTCGTCGCGCACAGCGGTGGTTCCAAGTCACCAGGGAAACATTATGAGCTCCAGGGTGCGGATAGACCTAGGGGCGTGTTCCTCGAGAGACTCTTTGAGTTCTCTCAGGTAGGAGGGTTCATCACCGGGGGGAGCAGAAACTCTGCTTTCCCCCTGATGGGCCTCGTCCACCCTGAAGTTCCTGATGAACTTCGGGGGCACGGTCCTAAGATTTCCGTCACTTGGCAGATCAAGATGTTCTTCGCCATTGACTCAATCTGGGCGCAGCATCCCGCTTCGGAGAAGGGCCTCTCTCGACTAGTGTCGAAACTTTGGCCGGGTCTACGCTCGCACGCCAAGTCCTTGGGCTTGACGAACGGCCTTGCTCTCAGGTACGGAGGGTGTGGCATTCCAATCGATGGGCCCGTCTCGAAGGCTGCGAGATTGCGCTGGGCCTCTGCCATTCTGGCGGAGGACCAGGGTATCTCGCTTCCCTCTTTGATTCGGGGTACCATGTCGAGTGCCTGGCAGATTGCCAGTGAACTCGCGGAAGCCGACCTTTCCCAGTTCCTTGAGAGTAAGACTTTCGTCATACTCGAGGATGGCGCCGATCCGACTGACCTTTTGGGCGCGGATCCTCCCTATGTGAATTCCGGTCCTGAGAGAGACGTACGCACTGCGTTCGCCACTGAGGCGTTCAGAATGTGTATCTACTCTTTCGGAGAGGAATTCACGGAAAGGAGGCTCCATGCTAAAGAGCTCAAGAGGACCGTCGACTACTTCGTGTCCCGTCTTCCGAAAGGAAGTTACGGGGCGTGGGTAGACGAGGTGATCCTCAAGGGCCCTACCAAGAGAAACGTCTGGATCCAGCGAACTATCGCTCCTAACGGGGATCTCCTCTACCCACGGTGGGTCGGGGAGACACTCGCCTCTGAG